ACCAGATGAACAATTTGCCGGCCAAACTGTCGACCTTGCAGCAGGAGATTTCCGCTCTCACTGAGCAGCTTGCCCCGGCCGGCGCCGACGAAATCGGCCAGTGCATCGAAGGCCTCATGAGCGGCGGCATGCGGATTTCTGAAACGATCACTGCTGCAAACCCCGTCGAGGAATACCGCCTTTCCCTCCGGAACGTTCCGGTCCACGGGCTGCGCCGAGTTTATGTGAAGCTGAAGCGCGGCGAATACGAAAACATCAACAAGGCTTTCATCCCCCTGCCGGCGGAGCTTGCGGCCATGGCCAATGCCGAATGCCGTCTCATCCGCGAGGACCGCATTCGCAAGCAGGAAACGCTTAGGGCGATCGAGGACTCCGTCAGCCGAACGCTGCCCAGCTCTCATGGCCTGCTGGACTTGCGCGTTAGCCAGCGTGAGCGAGCCATCGCACTAGCGGAGAAGGGCTTCGTCAGGGTTGCCGAAGGTGTAGACCATCTGGAATTCGCGCAGCTCGCCAAATCACGAGAACTGCCTGCGGGCTCGGTCCACTTATGGGCTATCGACGAGCTCTGGTCGCCGATCGCCGTCCGCGTCAACCGCAGCAGGATCCAGACCAAGCTGAACGTTCAGCCCCCGCCGGTATCGCCGGAGCGTGCTGACGAGCTCGCCCGCATGCTGGCGCTTCCCGATGCCAGCCAGGTCACCGCCGAGCAGATGGCTTATCGCGGCAAGGTGAAGGCCGACATCGAAGCGGCCGAGCCGGTCGAAGAGGAGCGCGCGGCATGACCATCCAGCACCGCACCGTCGACATCGAAGCAGCGGCGAAGCTCTGGAGAGATGACCTCTCCGCCTCCCAGATCGCCAAGCGCTTTGGCGTCAGCCGGAACGTCATTGTCGGACTGGCCTTCCGCAACCGCAGTCTGTTTCCGTGGCGCGGTGATGCTGGGAAGAAGACCCGCGCACCCGGCCCAGCGAAGACGGCGCGACCTCGCAAGCAGGCGCCGGAACTGAAGCGGGAACCGGAGATCCCGGCGACGGCCTACGACGCTGAGCGGCTTCAATCCGCAAAGCTCCTCCACCACCTCACGGCCGGCGAATGCTGCTGGCCCCTGAACACCGGCGGCCCGTACCTGTTCTGCGCGGCGGAAACAACCGGCCGCTACTGCCGAAACCACCAATCCAGAGCCTATCGCCAACGGGGTACTTCATGACCGTCCACCAAACACAATTCCAGCGCCAGGCGCACCATTACGCCGCCGTCAGAGCGCGGCTTATGGGAGAGCCGAAGCGCGTCATGCTCCGCGTGGAGACGGCCCATGTCGACCGTGCGCCGGTCAAAACGAGCCGGCTGAAGGCAACCACTCGCGACCAGCAGAACGAGTTCATCAAGCACCGCTGCCAGCAGTTGAAGGTTTGCTGCAAGACCATCACGGCGGAGCGGCTGTCGCCTCGCGTCAAAACCATCCGCGACCAGATCCTGATGGAGGTCAAAGAGCGTTGGCCGAATGCGCACGCGAGACGCCTTGGCGAGCTGTTTAACCGGAAGGCGAATTCCATTCGCGATGTCCTGGCGTCGTTGAAGCCCAAATCGCCAGCCCGGCCAATCACGCCTGAGGCGGTCGAGACAATGCGTCGGCTTCGGTCGGAAGGAATGAATTTCGCGAAGATTGGCGAGGCCGTGGGCATCACTCCCAACGCGGTCCGATACCACCTACACAAGAGGGACACAGCATGAGCAGCAATTCGTACGTCACCATTTTCGGCAAATGGACAATTCGCGGATGGAAAGCGGAATTGGCCTTTGCGTTGTTCGCCAACGCACTTCTGCTCGTCGGCATAGTGATCGGATATGTTCTGTGGGGTGCGGCATGAGCAGATGGTATGCAATTCGGACTGCCCCGGGCTATCAGCGCATGGCGGCCGTCGACGAGCGCCTGCCGGAAAGCCGGCGGATGGAATCCATCATCGAGCGGAACTGCCGCAAGGACGGCTTCGACATCTTCATGCCATCGTTCTACACCGAGTTGAAGCATCACCGGACGAAACAGATCCTCCAGAAGCGGTTCCCGTTCCTCGTCGGCTATGCCTTCGTGAACCTGCCGCGGCTCAACTTCGAGGAGCTCCGCCGCGTCGATGGTGTCGTGTGCTTTCTCCGCGGCGCCAACTACGGGCCGCTCGAGTTTCCCGACGCAACGATCGAGGCTCTCTATTTCGCCGAACACGAGCGCCGGCAGGCCTTCCTCTACGAGCAGCATTGCCGGAAGGAGAACGAGCGCCACGAGCAAATCCAGCACCTGCGCGGCCAGCTCCGCAAGATCCTGCCGAAGGGCCGGAAAGCTCGCGTCTCCATGGTCGACCAGGCCGAGAGGGCTATAGATTCTCTAAGTCCGCAGATCAAAGAGCGCGTGCAGAAAATTATCAGTGAATTGCACAGCCTCACGGCTGACGCGGAGGTTGAAAATCTGCGCAAAGCTGTATAGGTTTCCTCAAGTGATTTGCGGTTGTTCAGTTGCGGACCTCATGTAGGGAACACTCGCCGGACCGCTGCCGAGATCTCACACTCGGTGCATAGGAGAAATGCGCCCATTTTCTCGTCAGACTTCACCTTATTCGAGATCGGAGTCGGCACGGCGGTTGCCGTAGTCGTCGGCAGTCTCGTCTATTGGCTGTTGAGCAAGCGCTTTGGCAGCGGCCAGCCGGAAATCTCCGGGGTTGAGCTGCAGTTCCGAAACGTGTTCGCGATTATGGACGAGGACCGCCGGCTATCGCTGATCCGTTTCTACATGGACAAGCACGGCTGCGGACGAGAAGAGGCGATGCGCCACGCCGTGGATCATTGGAGGCGTGACGCAAGGCGTTGGGATTGACCCGACTGGGCAAGCGCGACCACCCGATGACCGCTGTCTATGCGGTAGGGTGGTCGCCTCAAGCTCGGCTCAAATCGACCAATCTCGCAACATGTCGATGATGAGAATGATCATTGCAGTCGGGATATTTAGCGTGGTCGAGAAGCTACGGTACTGAATGCGGATAAGCATAGGTTTCCTTTCGTTTTTCACGGGAGCCCTGATTGGGTATTCCGTATAGGAAGCCTGTTCCGCAGATGGTTGTCGCCACCACTCGCTTTGTCTTTTTCGTCGGCGTAGAGCAGCCCGGTAGCTCGCCAGCCTCATAAGCTGGAGGTCGCAGGTTCGAATCCTGTCGCCGCAACCATAACAAGGCCTGCGCCGCCTCTCATAGAAGCGCACCGTTGCGGGTTACTCATCAGGACGGCGGCATCGCCGAAGACCAACAGATGCGCGTCCGGTATCAAGCCCGGCCCGTCCTGACATTCCCAGCCCTTCTCTGTTCGCAGGGGCGGGTTTTCGCTTGTATCGCGCCGCGAATTTTCCGGAATTTTGTCACGGAGAATCGGAATTTTTGTTTTTCCAAACTGTTGACAAGAATGGTCCGCATTATCCCACCAACGTGATACCCATCATCACCAGCGAAGCGATTAGTTCGAGGATGCCTGCAGTTCGGGTGACGGGTGATTTCTCGATGGCTTCAAGAACTTCCTTGATTCTCAGCTGAAAGCTGATCTTCGCTACTCGATTGAAAAACCGAGCCGCGACGTCTGTATTCGCGCTACTTGGAGCCAGACCAGTCATAGGTCCGTGAGCATCGCTTGTAAGCGCCGCAACGTCACGTCGCCAGTCCTCGGCCAGGTCCTCATCGGAGAGCGCTACCAGCACCGGGAGTGCCTCTTGAATAGTTACCTTCTGTTCATCCGCCAGCTCAGCTAGATCCCGCTCCGTTAGAAGCTTTCTGTTCTGTGCCACCTCCGGGTTCGTGATTCGAATGCCTTTCAAAGCTTCTTCTAAGCTGTTTTGAAGGCCGATATTCTCCTCGCTGTTTGGAAGATCCCCGGTAAAAATTTGGCGGGCGATAGCCGATTGGACATCAGAAAAATCCATTTCAAGCCGTTGGGGGTCACTCGCGTACACGGTCACGGAACGCGTGAGTACTTTATACTCTCTAGAACCCCGATTAATGCCATTTGAAACGTCATCAACCACGTCCGCGAGGGCGTCGCGTACCCGCGAAACAAGCACATCATGAAGATCGGGTTTGCCGACGTCGATCGGCTCTGAATGAAATTGCGCCGTTGACAGCTGAAACGTCAAAGTCTCAGCATAAGGAAGCATTCGAATTAGAGCGCTGGCCGTCGCTTGTTCGATTGCTGCCAACAAGCCTTGTGAGGATTGCCATTCGTCGTCTCTTAAGCGGGCTATGTCCTGCTCTATGCCGTGGTCTATTGGATGACCTAATTGATACCTCTCCCACCATATCCCCCAGAACGGAGTACCCGTCAGGGCGGTGATCTCGGCCGGAAAACGCTTGGCATAAGACCAATATCTAGGGGCATTTAGTTCTGCAGTAAAAAGTGGAGTTTGGAACAGGTCTACCCCCGCTTCGATTGCCCTAACATCTCGATCAATTTGAGCGCTGGCCTGTGAAAATGCATCCACGCCTGAGTTGATTTGGTCGATAACATTCCCGGACAGATGTAGTGCGTGAAGATAGTAGTCGTCCGCCGATAGGCCTCTTGAAGCCGCCAGCCCACTTCGTATCATCGACACGAAGGCAAAAAACTCATCTGAAGACTGTGGGCTAGGCTCGCTCGGCGTTTCGACGGGAAAAGCGATCCGAATGCCGTCTCGCAAATGTGTGACCAATAGTAGGGTGGTTTTAAGCAGAAGTGCGACTTTAGCCTCATCCGTCGGATCGCGCGCACCGATGATACCCGGAAGTGCTCGCAGTAACGACCGGGCGAGCACGTGCAAGGCGCTTCGATCGTCGACGCGTTCCAGCCACTCCGGCATATATTCGGGGTAAGGGCCGCTCATCGACAAATCTCCTGCGAACTTCGGGAGAGGATCGCTCCCGGTATGTGGTGTGGGCTTACTGTCCTGTACCGGAACTCTCAGACGAATCAGCGCTGTTTATGATGGGGTCGACCCGCCGCTGACTGATGGACGTCATCCATTAGAGGTATATCAGGCGTTTCCAGATCGTAAAGCGGGGTCACCATCGTCACTGTAACGCGCCCGGCAATGAACTCCACGCGCCGACGGTGTACCAAAGGTAAGGCGCTTCAATGAGACCACAACCGCCGTCCTCACTTTTCGAGGAGATCAACTCGCCAGCGTTCGTCCCAGCCGAAGAAATGCCGGAATGGATAGAGGAAACGTTCCTCGATTCGGCCTCGATGCTCCACAATCCGGAGCACGCACACCTGGCGCACGCTGAGATCGGCGTCCTCTGGACGGTCGTGGAGAACAGCCGCAAAGGGCGCCGCATCATCGGCCAGTGCGAAGAGGGAAAGCCTCAGGGCGCAATGGGCAAGTGGGCACGCGCCCGTGCAGAGATGCAGGTAAAGCAGTGGTTCGGCTTCGTCCCGGATTTTATCATCACGCTTGACGCAGAATACTGCCGCGCGTGTGGGGATGCCGAATTCATGGCGCTAGTCGAGCACGAGCTCTACCACGCTGCGCAAGAGACGGATGCATTCGGCGCCCCCAAGTTCAGCAGGTCAACCGGCCGGCCGGTCTTCACCATCCGCGGGCATGACGTCGAAGAGTTCGTCGGCGTCGTTCGCCGCTATGGGGCAGACGCAGCTGGTATCCGCGCGATCGTAGATGCCGCTAACCGCCCGCCGGAGATAGCCCGGGCTCAGATCGCTCATGCTTGCGGAACTTGCCAGTTGAGGCTGGCCTAGCCTACCTTGATGGCGCCGGAACGAACGGCCTCTGTGGCGTCCAGGGTCGCTCCTAAGGAGTTTTCCCACCCCGGGATTTCTTTCACATCGTTTGCGGTGAGCTCTAGCTCATACTCGGGGTCGAGTAGCGTTTTCCTTCCCATGATTGGAATGATCAGCTTCTTTTCAACTCCACGGTAACTGCCGGGCGGAACCGACACACCATTTACAACGGTATGGCTGCTGACGATCAACCTGATGGATCGTTTCTGTGCTGACATTTCGTCCCTCGTTTTCTGAGCCGAGCGCTTTAGTGCATGACTGACCGGAGCCTGACAAGTCGATGGCAAAAGGAAACCTGAAAGAAGAGGTGAAAACCTTCATCGTCCAAAGCCTCGCATGCTTCGACACACCTTCGATAGTCGTCGAGGCGGTCAGGAAGGAATTCGGCGCGACGATCACGCGCCAATCGGCGGAAGGCTATGACCCGACCAAGAAGGCCGGCAGCAACCTCGCAGAGAAGTGGCGCCTGCTCTTCGAGGAGACCCGCAAGACCTTCTTAGAGGATACGGCGACCATCGCCATCAGCCACCGGGCGGTCCGGCTGCGCGCTCTCCAGCGCATGGCGGAGAAGGCAGAGACACAGGGCAACATGGTGCTGGCGGCATCGTTGATGAAGCAGGCAGCCGAGGAAGTGGGCAACGCCTACACCAATCGGCGCGAGCTAACGGGAAAGGATGGGAAGGACCTGCCGGTACCCGTATCGCCGGTCACAATCTTCCAGTTACCCGACAATGGCAGGAGCTGAGCAAGGGCAGGGCGCCCAGACGATCATCCGGCCGCAGCCGGGCCCGCAGACAGCATTCCTCGCCTCGCCGGCGGACATCGCGATCTACGGAGGCTCGGCAGGCGGCGGCAAGACATGGGCGCTCCTCATGGAGCCACTGCGCCATATCGCGAACCCGCAGTTCGGCGCCGTTTTCTTCCGCCGGTCCACGGTGCAGGTTAGAAACGAGGGCGGTCTCTGGGATGAGAGCGAGAAGCTCTATCCGGCCATCGGTGCATCGCCCAAGGAGCATGTTCTGCAATGGAGCTTTCCTTCGGGGGCTTCAGTGTCGTTTGCTCACCTCGAGCATGACAAGACCGTCCTGAACTGGCAGGGCTCGCAGATCCCGCTGATCTGCTTCGACGAGCTGACGCATTTCAGCGCCAAGCAGTTCTGGTACATGGTTTCGCGCAACCGCTCCATGAGCGGCGTGCGGCCTTACATCCGAGCAACCTGCAACCCTGATGCGGATAGCTGGGTAGCAGAGTTCATCAGCTGGTGGATCGACCAGGATACCGGACTGCCGGTCCCAGAGCGGGCGGGCGTCCTTCGCTGGTTCGTCCGCATTGGCGATGCGATCATCTGGGCCGACAGCCCGCACGAACTGGCGCACTACACCGCGCCGAACGAAGACGGCATTGAAGCGCCGATCCCGCCGAAATCGGTGACGTTCGTCCCGGCAAAGCTCAGCGACAACCGCGCGCTGATGGCAGCGGACCCGAGCTATCTGGCGAGCCTCATGGCCCTGCCAACGGTAGAGCGGGAGCGGCTCCTCGGCGGCAACTGGAAGATCCGGCCGGCTGCCGGTCTCTACTTCCAGCGCGCCTGGTGCCAGCTGGTTGACGCCGCGCCGCATGACATTCGTTGGATGCGCGGCTGGGACTTGGCAGGCACGCCGAAGACAGAAAGCAATGATCCGGACTGGACTGCTGGAACGCTGATGGGGAAGACTCCGGACGGTCGATACTTCATTGCGGACCACCGGCGCGATCGTTTGTCACCTGCTGGCGTTGAGCGGATGATCAAGAACACGGCGGACGGCGACGGAAGAGCGGTTGCCATCTCATTGCCACAGGATCCGGGGCAGGCAGGCAAGAGCCAGGTGGCCACCCTGACGAAGATGCTGGCCGGTTTCAGCGTTCGCTCATCACCGGAGAGCGGGGACAAGATCACAAGGTTCAGTGGCTTCTCGGCTCAGGCCGAGGCGGGCAATGTCTTCGTGATCCGCGGCCGTTGGAACGAGGACTGGTTCACCGCCTTGGAGAGCTTCCCCGAGGCGACGCATGACGACGATGCGGACAGCACGAGCAGAGCATTCAACGCGCTGATCTCATCGCCCCCCGTGACGACGACCACGACGGTGCAGGGGCTATATTGAGGCTGGGGGCTCTTCACTGTCCGGACAGATGCCGAGCGAGCGTCCAGCCTTCGTACCCCGATACCCGGATCTTCTGCTATCCATGTGTCGAGTAGGGCAGGAACTGGATTTCGCACTGGTTCGGCAGGAGCTCTTTGATGACGCGCGAGTGATCGGATGGATAGGCGCGGACGGGTAACCTCTTCTGTCAGAGATGCCATCGACGCAGTACATCGCTGGCGACACCATAGAGATAAACCGGCGGTTTACCCATCCGCCATTGTGTCCGTCTTCAATCGGGCACCATTGCCCCTTGCAGTTGGCAACCACCATGACGCCGCACCGGCCATAGCGAAGCTTCGACACGACCCTGCTGCTGGCGGAACCCGCAGATCGCATGTTCAGCGCGTCGTCGGGCCTTACGTTAACGACGCAATGCTCTTTCGCCGACGGCAATCTGAGCATTGGCCGGGAAGGCGATGAAGGCCATCGCCGTCATGATGCTGGCCAATATGAGTGGTGCGGGCATTGGATCTCCTCCTTGGTCCAGACAATGCGTCGAGCCGGCTGAACTATGTCTGAATAGGACGACAATATGAGTGATGCCGTCGAGACCAAGCATCCAGCCTATCGCGAGCGCGTCGATGAATGGTCCCTGATGAGGGACACCGCCGGCGGCGAGAAGGAGGTGAAAGGAGCAGGAGTTGCGTATCTACCTCAACCTTCCGGCTTCAAGGCCCAGGCTGACGGCGGCACCGCACTCTATGACGCTTACCAGAAGCGGGCCCAGTTTCCGGAGATCGTCCTGCCGACGATCCACGGCATGGTTGGCATCATCCACAGGACCGAAGCACAGATCGAGCTTCCCGATGCGATGCAGCCGCTCTGGGAGAAGGCAACGAAGGATGGGCTCCCTCTTGAGGCTCTGCATCGCCGGATCACTGCAGAGCTCCTGACCACCGGCCGCTATGCTCTGCTCGCTGATGCTGCCACAGAAGGTTCGGACCTGCCTTGGCTTGCCGGCTACACCGCTGAGGCTCTGATCAACTGGGCCGATGATCGATCTATGTTTGTCCTCGACGAGAGCGGCTTGAAACGAGAAGGCTTTCGCTGGGAACCAGAGCGGCGCTTCCGCGTGCTGGAGATGAAGGACGGCACCTATACCGTCCAGACCTATACCGGCTCGGATCGGGCGCCAGGTGATGAGGTAACTCCATCGGGCAGAGGCAATGCCAAGCTGAATGAGATACCTTTCGTCGTGATTGGCGCGCGCGATCTGTCGTTGGCTCCGGAGCTTCCGCCGCTTCTCGGTGTGGCTCGATCGGCCATTGCTCTCTATCAGCTGTCCGCGGACTATCGCTGGCAGTTGTTCATGACAGGGCAGGAGACGCTGGTTGTCATCAATGGCGATCCTCCGTCGGCTGTCGGCGCTGGCGCCGTCATCGCGATCAAGCAGGGCGACAATGCTGGCGCTCCTGATGTGAAATACGTCGGACCGGCCGGGACAGGCATTGCTGCTCACCGGACTGCGATCCTGGACGAGAGGCAAAACGCGGCACAGTCCGGGGCTCGGTTGTTCAACAGCTCGGAGAGCAAGTCGGCGGAGAGCGGTGACGCCCTGCGGATACGGTTCGCCGCCGAGACGGCTACGCTGACGTCGATTGCTCTTGCGAGCGCGCAGGGCTTGGAGAAGGCGCTCCGGCACATCGCCATCATGATCGGGCAAGGTCCCGAGGCGGTGACAGTGAAGCCGAACCTGTCGTTCGTGGATGCGACGCTGACACCTGAGCAGGCGGCTTCGCTCGTGTCGCTTTGGCAGAATGGCGCGATCGCGTACGAGACGCTCTACGAGAACCTTCAGCGCGGGGAGATCGCAAGCGCTGAGCGGGATCACGAGGCAGAGCTTAGGTTGATCGATGAGGAGCGGTTCGGAAGCGAACAGGAACTCGACGCTGCCACGACCTAATCTCAGCGAAGATGCGCCATTCCATCGCTGCAGGCTGTTAGAACCACCTCAACCAAATCGAGTTGATTGATATACGTAAAGTTAGTGGCTCCCTCTGCATACCTGAACTTCAACTTCCGGTGCTCAGGGCCAATGATCTTCACGAGGTCGGCCATAGCCAATTCCTGAAAGGCGAAACCTTTGGCTAGCGCCGCTTTCATCAAAGCATCAAGATCATGCCCGTACTTCAAGACGTCTCCTCCGGTTGCGTCACGGAGGAATGCCTTCAGGTATAGTTCTACAGCAAAACCAAGATTGAAATAGTAGCCTAGATAAACCGCCGGCTGATCGTCACCTCGCGGCTTCAGATGCGGTGCTGCCAGGCGTGTCATCTCGTGCATAGCGACCGCCGCTCGATAAAGCTCTTTGGCAGTGGAAATCATTGGTGGTTTGGCCAATTCGTCCTCCGTAGGTAAGGCCCTTCGAAATAGTTTGAAGTCAGCTGCTTAGCAACACAAACTCATCTCAGTCACGTTAAGTCAATCGTAGTCGTTCCGCCGCCTCCGGGTGGCTTTTTCGCGTCCGGTAGTATCCGGACTGTACTAAGGAGAAGGCCAGTGGCCATTAAAGCAATCATCGACAGCCTCGATAGTGTCGAGGAGCAGTACCGCTCCCTCTACGAGGAGAAGGACGGCAAGTTCGTCCTCGCAATCGAGGGCATAGAGTCCCATCCTGGCGCCGCAGCGCTCAAGGCCGCTCTCGATCGCGTCCGCGGCGAGAAGCGCACCCTCAGCGACAAACTGACGGCAGCCGAAAGCAGGCTGGAAGGCTTGCCCGAAGATTTCGACCGCGAGGCATACGAGACCCTCCGCCAGCAGGCTGAAGGCAAAGAACCTCCGAAGATCGAAGAACGCCTCGCAGCGCAGAAGACGCAGCTCGAGGCGAAGTTCGCCAAGGACCGCGAGAAGCTCGAAGCCCGGGCAAACAAGCTCGACGGCACCCTCCGCCGTGTGATGGTCGACGACGGCCTGACCAAAGCGCTGCTCGACGCTGGCATCGACAAAAACTACCTGCCGGCCGCGAAGGCGCTCCTGAAGGAGAAGGGTCAGATCAAGCTCGTCGAGGACGACGATGCAATTCAGGTCTTCGCCGATGATGGCGTGAACGATCGGACGCCGCTGAGCGACTACGTCCGCAGCTGGGCGGGTCAGGACGAAGGAAAGGTATTCGTCGCAAAGCCAACTGGCGGCGATGCCAAGGGCGGCGACGGCCGTCAATTCAGTGACAATCCTTGGGACAGCAGCAACGGCAAGAAGCCGAACCTGACAAAGCAACAGCAACTCGTTCAGGAGAATCCGTCGAAGGCTCGCCAGATGGCGCAGGCCGCCGGCGTCACTCCGAACTGGTAACACCGGCGCCAGTGGCGCCACCGCAGACGAGGTCATGCCCAGTGGGGTGACCGAGACCATCCACCCCACATCCTCCAAACGATAGGAGCCTTGCAATGGCAACGACCCGCCTGAGCGACGTCATCTACGGCCCGCTCTTTCTCCCCACGACGATCCAGCGCATCGCGCAGCTTTCGCGCATCCGCAACTCTCCGATCGTTTCCACCGACGGCGAGCTTCAGCGCTTTGCCAACGGCCCCGGTGATCTCGTCCAGATGCCGTTCTGGAACGACCTGACCGGCAATTCCAACGTCTCGACGGACGATCCGGCCCAGACCGCGACGCCCAATAAGCTGACCCAGGGTCAGGACATGGCTCGCAAGATCCGCCGCAACAATGGCTGGCAGTCCGCCAACCTTGTTGCGTCCATGCTTGCCGAAGATCCACTCGACGCCGTTGCCCAGCTCATTGCAGAGTACTGGGTCCGCGAAGAGCAGCGGATCATGGGCCAGCAAATGAAGGGCGTCTTCGCCGCCGCCAGCATGGCGGGCAACGTTCTCGATGTCGCTTCGGAAGACGGTGCCGTTTCGCCCGTCAATCTCGACGCCGAGATCGCAGCAAATGCTTACGCGCTGCTCGGCGAATACGGCACGAGCCTGTCGGCGGTCCTCATGCACTCGCGTGTGTTCTATAACCTCCGCGCGGCGCGTGCGATCGAGAAGTTCAAGGATCCGGCAACCGGCCTCGACTTCGACATGTGGGACGACAAGGTCGTGTATGTCTCCGACCAGTGCCCGCGTGAAGCAGGTGCGACCTCGGGCTTCAAGTACACGTCGTATCTCTTCGGCAATGGTGCGATCGGCTATGCTGAGGCCACGGGCGAGGGCGGACCGAAGAAGCCGGTCGAGATCGACAGCGTTGCGGCCGCCGGCAACGGTGAAGGCGTGGAAACTGTCTGGTACCGCCGCCACTGGGTCATGCACCCACGCGGCGTTGCCTTCTCGGGCACGCCCGCATCTGCCTCCGGCGTGACTGACGCCGAACTCGCCACCGGCACTAACTGGACTCGGGTCTACGATCCGAAGCTCGTCCGCATGGTTGCCGTCGTCACCAACGGCTGAGGTTAGGGGCTTCTGCCCTACCCATATTATCCTCAATCTGGAGAAATATCATGACCGATCATGAGAACGATCCGCTTCTTGCGGAGGCGATCGCACGTCGTGACGAGAGCCGCGCGCAGATCCTGCGTTCCCGCGCCAACCGGCTCGGCGGCTCCGCCGTCGACCGGCTCGCCAATGCATTCGACAAAATGGCCGAACAGGCTGAGAAGGCTGCACGTCAGTCTTCCTCAGCTCTGTCAGACCTCGAGCCGATCAAGCCCGATCCGGAAGGCACCAGCCGCTCCCTCGCGGACAGTGAAGGGAACTTCCCCGCCAATGCTGAAGTCGCTGCGGCTGGCGGTGTAGGTATTAAAGCCAGCAACACCGATGTTTCCACCGGGAAGCCCGCCCAGACCATCGAACAGGCGGGCGTGGCAGTGACGTCCGGCGCTCAGAAGATCGTGGGAGATCAACCGGTTGGCGGCGCTGGTTCGACCGAAGAGCGATCCAAAGTTGAGATTCCGGCTAACTGGCGCGATCTCACCTGGCAGGAACGCCGCTCACTCGCTTCCAAGCTCAGTGACGATCCAATCAGCAATGGTGAAGAAGCCAATGCTGCAATCGACGCCGAGTTGAAGCGCCGCGGCTAAGGGGTGCTGAGAGTGGGAGGATGACCTCCCACTCTCAATCCAGCGGGAAGCGAACGGCCGACGGCGGTACAGCCTTTTGAGGTGCGAGCTCGCCAAGACCTGGTTTATCAACAACAACGTCGTCCGGAGCTGACATGGCTGTGATCTACGGCACCCTCCCTGGCGCGCTCGCCTATCACCAAGCCCGAGGCAATGCTGCTTGGGCGTCAACCGGCGACGACGAGGCAAAACAAGCGGCACTGCTCCGCGGCTCCGTATGGGTCGACAACACCTACCGGTCCCGCTTTTCAGGCAGGAAGACCGGTGGCCGTTCCCAAGAGCGCGAATGGCCCCGGACCGATGCGACCGACGCTGCCGGCGATGACATCGATGCCGACGAGGTGCCATCTGAGATCGAGGAAGCCACCTACGAGGCGGCGCTGCGCGAACTGACGAAGCCAGGCTCGCTCGCTCCGGATTTCAATGGTTCGAAGCTGGTGAAATCCGAGCGGAAGAAGATCGGCCAGATCGAGAAAGAAACTGAATACGTGGAGGCGAGCGCGCGCGCGTCGATACCAGTGTTCGCTCTCATCGACGGCATCCTGGCAAGCCTTTTGGCTCCGGCCAAAGGCAACACATCCACCTCGCTACTCTGCAGGGTCTGATGGCTACGTTCGATTACACTGAGATGCAGGCGACCGCGCACGAGCTCATCGAAGAGTTCGGTCAGGCCGGTACAGTGAAGCGCGTGACGCCTCCGGATCCTGTTTACGGCGGCGTGCCTGTCGTCACGTCTTATCCCGCCACGCTCGTCCCGATGACCTACGAGGCCCGCTATATCGACGGAACCGTCATTCTCAGCGGAGATATGCAGATTTACATCTCCGCGGTTGGTCTGCCGATCGAGCCCACCGTTGGCGACGTCGTGACCGCCAATGGCGCCGATTACGCCATCATCAACGGCGACCCGAACAAATACGACGGCATCACGTCCGTCGTCTTCATCGTCCAAGGAAGGATTGTGGCTTAGTTCTCCTGAACAGAGATCCCGTCCTCGCCTATCTCGATTTCGACGCCTTGCGTCGTCTCCTGCTCGTAGACGTAGATGGCCAGTCCGACGGTAATGACGGCAAGCACGGCGATGATGAGATAGAGGCCATTTCGGTTCATGTAGCGGGATCCTCACATGAATTTCGATCAGTTGCTCAGTGCATACGAGCCAAAGCTTGCGGCGGCCTTGCGCGAGACAATCGACCATCATGCCAAGGACGTTATAGCGGCAGGCGGCGTCGAACATCACCCGTTGCCGCCGACCCGGACATGACGGCATGGCCAGTCGTCTTCATCGTCAAGGGAAGGATTACGTCTTAGCCAGATCGATGGCCGCCTGCTTGAACGCACGCTTCTCATCGTCGGACTTGAAAGAGCAATGGACGTCCGCGGCTCCGGTCTCAGCTGTACTCGGTGGCTGCACCTCAAAGAGACCGTTGTACCTTCGAACCGCTTCAAAGAGATCCGGGAGAAGGGCGTACGGGACGTCCGTAATAATGATCAGCTTCACCCCTCTCTCCAATCCCTCATTTTGTTTCCCGTGGAAGGATAGAACATGAAGATCCGCTTCGTGAAGAATTACAAGGGCCGCGGCGTCGGCGATACGGCTGACATGCCGGAGACCGAGGCGCGGGCTCTGATCGGCATCGGCCTGGCCGAGGAAATGCCGGCAGAGAAGCCCGCCTTAAAGGGCGAGAAGGCTGCCGCAGCTAAGTAATGGCATCCCTTCGCCAGCAGCTCGACGCCCTCATCGAGGAGCTTTCCCCCGCAATGGAGAAGGCCTTCCGAGAGGCGATCGAGGACATCAAATCCGAGATCGTCTTGAATGAGGTCGTCGAGCGGCTTGAACGCCGAGACGTGGAAGGCGCCATTGCGGCGCTTCACATCGACCCGGCAGCCTTCCGGCCGCTCTCCGAGGCGATCCGGACCGCCTTCAATTCCGGCGGCCTCCTGGTCGCCAAGAACATGCCGCGACTTTCGGACCCGGCCGGCGGGCGTGTCGTCTTCAGGTGGGACGTCCAGAACCAGCGCGCCGAGCAGATCATCCGCGAAGCCTCGTCGACTATGATCACGCACGTCACCGAAGACACGAAGCAGATGGCCCGTGAGCGGATCGAAGCAGGCTATGCCAAGGGGCAGGGGCCGAGCACGATTGCGCTCGACATCGCCGGCCGGGTGAACCGGGTCACCGGGCGCCGTGAGGGCGGTTTGCTCGGCATGACGTCCCAGCTTGCCCGCACGGTCGAGAACGCGCGCACGGCGCTGCTCTCGGGCGACGTCGAGGGCATGAAGCACTACCTGACGCTCACGCGCCGGGATAAACGCTTTGATCGGCAGGTTGCCAAGGCCATACGCGAGGGCAAGCCTCTTCCGGCCGACGCCGTGCAGAAGATCACCGGCCGTCTGGCGGACCGCTATGTTCAGCTCCGCGCCCAGACGATCGCGCGCACGGAAACGCAATCATCGGTGCATGCGGCCAAGCACGAAGCCTATCAGCAGGGGCTTGATCGTGCCGGCCGGGATGCCAGCCTCGTCACCCGTCGGTGGCGTTCAGTAGGCGACGGCCGTGTGAGGCACACGCACCAGGTCCTGAATGCACAGGAAGTGACGGGCATGGACTTGCCGTTCCAGTCGCCATCAGGCGCTATGATGCGCTACCCGGGCGATACCAGCCTTGGCGCCGGAGCTGCCGAGGTCATAGGTTGCCGCTGTCATGTGGAATATAACTTCGACTTCGCCGAGGAATACGCCAGATCGCGAGGCCGATAATGGCTGAGAACAATCTGAGCTTCGCCGCACAGGTATCGGAGTGGGTGCAGGCGGAGAAGGAGCGCGAAGCGGTCGTCTTGCGCACTGCGGCGCAGATGGTGGCGAACAACGTTCGGACATCGGTGGCGGAGGGTGGACGCATCCCGGTCGACACCGGCAACCTGAAGAACTCTCTGATGGCATCGACTTCGACAATGCCGCGCGTTGATGAGGGTGAGAGGGAATATCCGGATCAGAGTGGAGAGATCGAACTCATCATCTCCAACCTCGACGTCGGCGAGACGCTCTACCTCGGATTTCAGGCGGCCTATGGTCCGCGCATGAATTACGGCTTCGTCGGGCAGGACAGTCTGGGCCGCGTCTACAATCAGCAGGGGTTCGGCTTTGTCGATGCCGAGGCTCAGACCTGGCCGCAGACGGTCAAGGAAGCTGAGGCGAAGGTTCGCGGTCGCTTTGAAGCGGGTCCGTCCCCTCGGACATGATGATCAAAGCCCTCTGAAGGACATCGAGATCGCGGATCGCGGCGGAAAGAACCTGCCGGCCATTCTCGGTCCGCACTGTCTTGTTTAGCAGCAGCGATTGCGCCTTGTGCAGGAGGTCGTGCACCTCGGTATCTGAGAGCGCTTTGTTTTCGGCCATAGGCCAAGGGGTAGCACGATGGCCGAAACCGTAGAAGAGAAAATCTTCCGCGCGCTGATTGAGCGCGTCCGGATCATGCCTCTGCCTGCTGGTTGGACGCTCGCAACGCATGTAGCCTTCCCGGGCGTCGCATTCACGCCGACGGCTTCCAAGCCGTTCCTCAGCATCGAGGTGCATTTCAACCGCTCGATCGAGACCGACATCTCAATGGAGATGGACCCGATCCGACAGGGCTTCATGCGTGCGAATGTGATGTGGCCGAAGGGGCAGGGCATGTTTCAGGCGATCGACTTCG